AAGTGGCGTCGATCAGAGGCGGTTCAGAGATGAGAACCCTCGCCGACTTCCTCGCGATAGCCTCAATTTTTGCGCTGGTGTACGCTTGGCTGATCGTCGGCCATGCCGTCATGGCGCCGTTGCCAGTTTAACCGCAGAAAAAAGGAGAGAGAAATGGCTGACGAAAATTTTCGTCCAGAGAGCAACATCATCCCAATTGACACTCAGAATCTGCCCGCGATCACGCCTATGCGGATGCTGGAGATCGCCGTCGAGAAGGGTGCTGATCTTGATCAACTCCAGAAACTGATGGACCTCCAAGAGCGGTGGGAAGCCTCTGAGGCTCGCCGCGCGTACATAACTGCGTTGACGAAATTCAAAGCCAACCCGCCGACAATCGTCAAAAATAAAACAGTCTCCTTCGGTGGCGGGCGCGGCACATCCTACGATCACGCCACGCTGGATCAGGTGGTCTGCCTGATCGCTCCAGCGCTGGCAAAACATGGGCTGACCCACGGGTGGTCGATGGATCAAGCTGATGGTGGGATATCTGTCACATGCACGCTCACGCATGAGCTTGGACACTCTGACAGCGTGAAATTAGCTGCCCCAGCCGATAGCTCCGGTTCTAAAAATGCGATTCAGGCTATAGCCAGCACGGTGAGCTATTTGCAGAGATATACTCTGCTCGGGATCACCGGCTTATCAACTGCCGAACAGGATGACGACGGGATCGCCGCGTCTGAGATGATCTCCGCTGATCAGAAGAAAACGCTGGTGAGTTTAATGGAGGAGGTTGGCGCCGACACCGGCAAATTCCTGCGCTATTTCGGCGTCGAATATATTGATAGTCTCCCAGCCGCGCGGTTCGATGCGGCCAAGAAGGCGCTTGAGGAAAAGCGGAAAAAGGCGTGACATGGACACCGCAGTTGATCTTGTGCAGGGGACGGATGCATGGCATCAGGCCCGCCTCGGCAAGGCCACGGCCTCGCGCGTGGCAGACATTATTGCCAAGACAAAGACGGGCTGGGGAGCAAGCAGAAGAAATTATTTAGCCGAGTTGGTGGCCGAGCGGCTTACGGGGCAGCCGGCGGAGTCGTACACGAATGCTGCGATGCGCCATGGCGTCGAGGTCGAGCCTCACGCTCGCGCGGCCTATGTCTTTTTTCACGATCAGGAGGTAGAAGAGGTGGGTTTCGTCAACCACCCGTCCATTTCTATGGCGGGGGCGTCCCCGGATGGGCTAGTCGGCGAGAATGGCCTGATCGAAATTAAATGTCCGAACACTGCAACCCATATCGACACACTGCTTCGCAAGAAAATTGACGGGAAATATATTACACAGGTGCAGTTTCAGTTGGCCTGCACCGGGCGGAAGTGGTGCGATTGGATCAGCTTTGATCCACGGCTGCCGGAAAATATGAGGATGTTCGTGGCTCGGATCGAGCGAGACGATGAGCGAATTGAGAAGCTGGAAGAAGAGGTTACCGAATTTCTGGACGAGGTTGACGCTGTAATTGAAGCATTGAAGGAGACTACTGATGGCGTATGAACAACGGCCGCTCTCGGGCATTCTTTTTAAGAATGACAAGTCGAGTGACAACCAACCCGACTACACCGGCAGTCTCGCTGACGGGAGTGGCGGGCAGTGGCGTCTCGCGGCATGGGTTCGCGAGGGAAAAAACGGCAAGTTTCTTTCGCTGAAAATGAGTGAGCCGCGTGAGGCTACTACTCCACCTGCCGCACCTGCTGCGCCGGTTGACGACGATGGGCTGGACGATCTGATACCATTCTAATGCCAGACATTGAAAGCCCTCTGCCGTTCACATGGGACGGTGAAAAAATGGTTCCGCCTTCACGGTATTGGGCGGAACGCGGCTGCGAGCGGTTCGTGAAGGGCGAGACTTACCGTCTGTCCGAGGCGTATGATCGATCAGTAAACAGCCATAACCATTTTTTCGCCGCTCTCAGCGAGGCGTGGCAAAATCTGCCGCATGACGCAATGGAGCGGTGGCCGACATCGGAGCATCTTCGCAAATGGGCGCTGATCCAAGCCGGATACAGGGACGAGAAGTCGATCGTCGCCGCGTCCAAAGCGGAAGCGCAGCGGATCGGTGCTTTCATTCGCCCCATGGATCATTATGCTGTCGTGGCGATATCTGAATGCGTGGTCACCGTTTACACGGCGAAGTCACAGTCCTTGCGGGCGATGGGGAAGGCGGATTTTCAGCAATCCAAGCAGGACGTGCTGGAGATCGTGGCGAGCCAGATCGGCGTCACCGCGGAAGGGCTGCGGGCAAACGCAGCGGCGGCGTTATGAAACACCCGCTCCATGTTAAGCTGCGCCGCAAGGTGCGGAAGAGCAAGGAACGTGGCCGGCAATCGGAGCCGCACAAACAATTCGTGCGCGGGTTTGAGTGCATCATCGCCGGCGGAGATTGCGGCGGGCGTACCCAAGCAGCGCATGTGCGGAACAACCTGCCGCCTGATGAACCGGGGACGGAGAGGGGAATGGGCTACAAGCCCAGCGCCGCGTGGCTGGTGCCAATGTGCGAGTACCACCACCGTGAGCAACACCAGATCGGTGAGGGGCCATTCTGTACCAAATACGGGATCGACATGGTGGAAATAGCCCAGAGGCTCGCCCGCATGTCACCGTCCCTGATCAAGCCTCGCGAGTCGTGACAACGGGCATGGCGTGAATGAATGACAGCGTACTACAACGAATTCGATCCGTATTGCGCCGCGTGGCTGCGAAACCTCATGGCCGCCGGGCACATCCCGCCGGGAGACGTAGACGAGCGGGACATCAGAGAGGTAGCAGCAGATGACCTCGAAGGATACACGCAACACCACTTCTTCGCCGGCCTTGGAGGCTGGTCCCTCGCCCTTGAACTCGCCGGATGGCCCGACGACCGACCTGTTTGGACAGGAAGTTGCCCCTGCCAGCCCTTCAGCGCCGCCGGCAAACAAGGCGGCACAGATGACGAAAGACATCTCTGGCCTGAGTGGTTTCGGCTCGCCCGCGAGTGTCGCCCTGACACTATCTTTGGCGAACAGGTTGAGGGATCGGTTGGGTTCGGATGGATCGACAGAGTATTCGCAGACTTGGAAGCGGAAGATTACGCCTGTGGGGCGGCGGTACTGGGCGCACACAGCGTCGGGGCGCCGCACATCCGACAGCGCCTCTGGTGGGTGGCCGACGCCGCAGACTGCGGACGACAACATGAGCCGCGTCAAAGACCCGCAAGCCTATGCGAAGAAGTGGCTAGAGCGGCCAAACGCCGGGAGCAATCTGGCGATAACGGCACAGATGGCGGGCTGGCCGACACCAGTTCCACAAAGCGGCGATCAGACCACGATGAACCCGACGCCGAAACAGACGGGCGGGGATACGTTGGGCGGAATAGCGAAACTGGCGGGCTGGCCGACACCGACGCAGCGGGATCACAAGGATACGGGCAATCTGGACAACGTCCCGGTGAACGCGCAGCTTGGCCGACAGGTGGCGCTGACTTCTGGGCAGCCCACGACCTCATCCCCTGCGCCGACGGAAAATCGCGGCGCGTTGAATCCGGCATTCAGCCTTTGGCTCATGGGGTATCCGCCCGAGTGGGGAAGCTGCGCGCCGCCGGCAATGCGATCGTCCCGCAGGTCGCCGCGGAGTTCGTGATGGCGTGGATGGAGACGGGATGATGGCGGTAGTTAAACGCTGAATTTCCCCTTGTGATCAAGTGCTTCTTGGCATCCCCGGCCCGAGCCAGTTGTACGCCTCGATCCTCCTGAGAAATGTCTTCCGCATAGGGTGGCCCGGCGGATAAGAATAGGTCAGTTTTCGCACACCGTCATATCTTATTTTTGCCAGCCCCCACGTCCAAGGGAACCCAAGTGCTATCATCCCGAGATAGAACTCGTCATCCGCTTCCAGCTTGTCTGAAACTCCCCCACCATAATAGTAACGCTCGTCATGCCGGTCACAAACCGGCCCCGCATTAAAGTCGAGAACGCCGGAACAACCGTCGCCCATGCCGTCCTGCCAAGGCGGCGGATTAGGGTCTTGCTTCGCCATCGATCACACTCCCCTCGGCCACACAGAACGCCCGGTACACATCTTCGCGGCCCGCGTAGCGCCTCTGGACAGCACCTATCGAAGCACCCCGGCAAATGATCCACTCAGCGTTTGTGAGCGCCTCGTCCATCGCCCTGACTCCGCTCTGCGTAATCACAGCCCGAAGCGCGTTCCCCTGCGGTGTGAAGCCGCAGCCAGAAAGGATAAGAACGAGGGCAACAGGCCACTTGGTCATCGGTCTTTCCCTTCGTTATCCAGAAAGACGCTCGTCGCCCTGTCGATCCAGCCAACCAAGAAGACAAGCTGCGTCGGGTCGTGCTGAACTATGCGGGCAATTTTGTGCAGCCTGCCGGAGAAGAATTTTTCATGCAGTCCGGTTGCGGAGTTGACGGCGGCGAGGGTCACCGGGCCGACAGCACCGTCCACCTCAACACCGGCGATCCTTTGCAACTGCTTCGCCGCCCAGCCGGTGCCGTGCAAAACTCCAGCGTCGATAACTTGGGCGCGCAGCGGCAAGTCAGCGATCTGATCGAACTGCGGGTGGGTCACGAACAGCGAGTGATATATTTTTCGCGCATCGCTCTTCGTTAAAGCGCGCACGTCCGAGACACTGGCGTCCCAGCCCAGCCATATACTCAGGGTCTGCTGCGTGATACCGTAGTTGGTTGCGTTGCCACGGTCATCAGGGTGATCAACGAACCCACCCTCGCGGGAGATGATGTCATCGATGATGTCCGATGTCATTTCAACTCACGTTTCTGCGTAATCGACACCTTGGGGATCGCCATCACACCGTCGTACTGATCCCGCGTCCATGAGCCAGCGATGACCAGCATATCATCACTTTCCTTGACGAGCTTCCCCACGGAAATGCAGGTGGAAATCTGCATGAGTTCGACATCTTCCACAAAATGCCACGGGCCATCGGCAAAACTGTGGGAATCAACCCACTCGATACGAAGGATCACTTCTCGGTTTCTCGCAGCAAGCCGATCAGCGTGAGCGCGATGTTCCATGCCGCCCCTCGGCTCAAGGACTTGCGAACTTCAGCGCCGTCGATGACGGCCACGATCTCGATCCCACCCAGCCCGTGACGGACATAGAACAGCGGTTCCGTCCTGACACCATCAGACTCGTTCGTCATCGTCGCGCTCATACCAGCGCCCGCCGACTACTGCGTGGTCGAGAATCTGAATGTACTCGATCTGGGTGAATTTTTGGGCCGTGTCTAGGTGGGCGAGGGCAAACCCATTTCCCCATCGTTCGCCGTCGGTGTAGCTCGCCTGTCTTTGGTGGCCGCAACCGATCTGATGCCACTCGTAAGAACCGAAGGTCGGGGAAAATAGAGGCCAGACGACGTGTTTATGGTGGTGACCATTGACGCCGGGCACCCCCATGCGTCTCGCGTCAGGGTAGTGATGCACCATTAGCTGATCCCATAACACTACATAATTCCGGCGCAATTCCTTCGTTATGTCCAACTCCCTAAACGCCGCGAGATCGGCGCGGGCGACAAAGTTCACCTGATATTCCTCAAGACCAAGTAGGTCGCTGATCGTCATCCCATGCAGGTCCGAAAGAACAGCGCGCATCTCAGGGGACTGATTAGCTAAGTGGCGCAATAAGCGGTATTCGTGGTTGCCTTCAATGAGCGTGAACTCGGCATCGGGCGCGGCCTCTCGCAACTGCGCGAGAAACTGGTGTACCCATTCAATTCGCTTCACGGGATTCCATTCGCGCGGGTCTTGGGTGAAGCGCGAAAATTCCGGCAGGTCGAAAAGGTCGCCGCCGAGAACAATCGCTTCCGGCTGTACACGCCGCGCTGTATCGATGAAAAGGCGCAGCCAGAACGGATCGCACTCTTGGTCATGGATATCAGACCCGACAAGAACGCTCTTGAACCGCTTCCCGTCCGGTCGCAGGTACTTGTCTTCCCACCCCGCCTTGTCGAGGGTCAGTTGTCGCATTTTGTCGGCGGAGGAATGCTTGGCAATGTCCTTTTCCAGACGCTTAGTCTCACGGCTGCTGGTTAGCCCCGCTGCGGCCCGGAATTGTTGGAAAGTCCCAAAGTATCGAGTCCATGTGGACTCGGAAATATCGGATACATTCCTGAAATACAACCGCGAAATAAACCGTGTCGGTTCTTCTTTCGCAACCTTCCGAAGTTCTGCTACGCACTCTTCCTGTGACCACTCCGGGTGAAACTTTGCGGATTCTTCCGAGAGGGGCAATGTGCGGCGGCGCTGATCATATGTCGGGTCTGCGCGGTAACGAGAGAGCGACGATTCCGGTATCTTGAACTTCCTCGCCGCCTCCGCAGGAGACATGCCGGAATTGACAGCCGCGAGCGCATCGACCATCTGCTGCCGCGACCAAGTTCTGATGCCGCCCATTATTGCCCAGAGAACAATTTCTTGAAAAAAGCGTAGATTCCGATACCCGCGATGGTGCCCGCGCCAGCGAGCATTGCCTGCCATCGCTCCAGTTTGCCGATCCTAGTACTATGGTGATCAAGACGACCGTTGAGATCATCAAGTTTTTTGTCTATCGCACCAACCGTGCCTTGAATTTGTCCAAGCATACGCGGGATATCATCAGTCATCTTTCCCACCGACGCTCCTTCCCGCAGGAACGATCGTCCACTCCGATCCCCCCGTCACCATACAAGACTGTAATTCTTCTGGGCTAGTGACCACGATTGTAAATGTGTTGCCGGCGACTTCCCTATTACGGGATGAAACAAACAGTTCAACGAGCATACCATTGGTCGTGTATCCATAGGCGCGTCTCTTTTCACCAAAGGCAGTACCAAGATATCCAACGACAGTCTCATGGTTCGCGCAAGTCACGGCGATTTGCGCCGTGGCTGGAACAGAAAAAGCCGCCAGAGTGGCGGCGGTCAGAAGCGTGAGGGGGCGAGACATCACATTAAGTTGGTTTCGGAAACCGAATCTTCACCGACGCGACATGATCCCGCCAAGTGTTCGTCCCGTCTAAGAGATCGTGATATTGCATGTCCATTTGGTCGCCCCAGCTTGCATATGCTTCTCGTCTTAGCTCCGCATAATCAGGGACAACTGGATCGTCTTGCCACGCATCCGAAATCCACTTTTGCCGGATGTCTGTATCAGGGAGCGCAGTTGGAACACGCACATATCCCTCTCGTTCTAAACGAGCAACTTTTGGGTTCTGTTCGTGCCCCGAATAGGCGTGATAGCCATCGGAGTCTATGAGATGAGTGATCATGGATTGCTCCTTGTGAGCATGTCGCAGCCGATAACTGATATGGATAAGGTCATAGTACCAGCATCTTCTCTCGCCGAGTACTGAACCCGACTTGAGCTATCGACAAGCACCATACCCATACCGGAAAGAGTATCAAATGTTGTACCCCCCATATTTAGAGCGATAAACGATTCTGTATCAGACGCTACACCATCAGCGGCGCCGTTTGTGATAACTTTTATCTCACCAATCGGGCCTGTTTCAGAGGTGTTGTTCGCATCTACATAGATGTGGGCAAGACAGTTGGGGGGGACATCAATGGCGCCAACTTCATACGTTTGACTTGTTATGCTGTTGTCTTGTATGCTCAACTTGATGTCGCCGGTCAGTCGGAAATAATCACCAACCTGAGTAAAAGCGATGATGTCCGGCGTCCCGTCAGTGAGGAACCAACCGATAAGACGTTTGCGATCATAGTTTGACGGCATGGTCGGCCCGGTAAAACTCGTTGACGTGAGAACATCCACGACGGCTGTACCGCTGCGCTGGATGAGCCAGACAGCATACATGGTAGTAGTCGCGTATGACCCCGTATCGAGCGATCCATTCCCGGTCCCGACAGCCCATGAAGCGGAGACATCTTTCGTGAACGCCGCGAGTGTCATCGTTGCAGCGTCCCCGGTATCTCGCGCACTCCCCGCCGCGATAGTTAATGTGTCGGCTGCGCTTTTACTCAGGATCAGACCAGCGATGGCATTCTGCGTAATTCCACCAGCAGCAGCAGCCCACGATGGCACTCCTGATGCCAGCGTTAGCACCTCATCATCGGAACCTTTCGCCAATCGCGCTATCACATCCGTGCCGGACGCATAGATAATGTCGCCAGCGACCAGTGACGGGTTGAGCTTCGCGCCGGTCACGGCGTCATCGGCGATCATCGCGGTCGCGGCTGGCGCTGCCGGCGGCGAGAGCATCTGGAAGCTGGTCCCGTCGTAAACAACGAATACCTTCTGGTTGGCCTCGATATCACCAGCCACCAAGTTCTGATCGTTGTGTTTCTTGATGGTCTTCACGCCGGTAGAGTCCACATTGAGCGTGGCACTGCCGGTATTGACGAAGT